GGGCTTCGACCGCCTCGGGTGCGGGCAGGCCGCTCAGGTCGATTTGGGTGAAGCGAGTCATACCGTCCCCTTCACGCCGCTTGCGCCATGTCGACGAACAGGTCGACCAGCTCATTGTCGGCGAGTTGACGCCCCTGTACGCGGATGCCGGCGCGGCCTTGGAAGTCGACCGTTACCAGGACACGATCGATGCGGACGCGCGGCTCCCATCGTGCGACGGCGTCGGCCGCGGCGGCGATCATCCGCAGGCGCCCGGCCGGGTTGCCCGGCTGATCGACCAGGTCGAAGAAATGACTGCCATAGGTCCGGCGCATGACGCGCGAACCGATCGGCGTCGTTACGATGTCCTGGATCGACTGCCGCAGATGGGTGACGCCGTTCAGCGCCTTCCCGGTTTGACGGTTCATGCCGTGGGAAATGTCGATCACGTCGCCGCCCCTTCTTCCTCGGGGGACAGGACCTCGTAAGGCGTAAAGCCTTGATCGGCGGTCGGGGTGACGAAGGAACCGTCCTGCCAGGTCTCCGACTTGAAGTCGGTTCCGCCTTCATGCGTCAGGCGGGTCGCGCGGCCGGCATGGTCGACATGGTAGTACCCTTCCTCGCCGGTCCGGATCACGACGTTCTTGGCTTCCAGGATCAGGGTCCCTTCGGCGTCCATTGCCGAAATCGTCAGTGTCTTCGCCGCGGCGTCATGCGCGATCACGGTGCCGTCGTCGAACTGGACGATATCCGCCGCGGGATTGGCGGACGGGGACGGTACCGCGTCGGTATTGTAGGTGCCGACCACATGGCCGAGGGCCGGATCTCCGGACGGGCAGACCACCGTCACGGTCGCGCCGATCCGGGGCGGCGACCAGACCCGAAGATTCGCGCCGACGAAGCCCATCCAAGGCAACCATCCGGACAGACGGTCGCGCAGCCGGACCCGGACGCGCGTCGGGTTGCCGATCGATACTTCCTCGATCGGTCCGCGCACGACGACGTTCTCCAGTCGCCGCTTCAGATCGGCGAGTTCGGGGTCGTTGGATCGGTTGGATTTGTCGGACATGGCGCCACCATGCCCGCGCGCGAACGGCGCACGTTATTCTGGCGGGGTTGGATTTGGCTTGTTCCAACCCGAACACGGTGGACGCGGCGCCATCGGTTCGCGTCGGCGGTCGGTCAGTCGAAGGCGGATTCGAGATGCGCCATGACACGGTCGCGGATCAGTTCCAGGTCGCCATCGGCCAAACCGATCAACTGACGGACCGGATATCGCACCTGGCGGGCGCCGGGGGACGGGCGGTCCTTCATGCCGTAATGGTGAATGCGGGCGATGCGCGCGTCGCGGCCGGACCATCCGATCGTCGACCCGTCCGGGTTCGCGTCGATCGCCATGCGGCGCGCCTGGCGCAGGCCCATCATCATCTTCTTCCTGTCCCGGACTCGCGCGTCTCTTCCCTGCGCTCGCACCCGGGCCGGCCATTTGTCGCCGTCCGGTCCTGTCTGTTTCGTCAACCGGGATTGGTTCCGCTTCCGCAGGCTTCGCGCGATGTCTCGGAACAGGGATTGCCGGCGGCGGGGCGCCATGGCCTCGATCGCCATGCGCATCCACTCTTCAAGGCCGTCCAGGGTCTCGACCGGCATGGATCCGCCTAGGCCTCCGGTTCGCCTTCCGGCAGTTCCGGCATTTCCAGAACGATCGCGTTCGGCTCGCCGGGGTACCGAAGCTCGTTGCCGCCTTCGACGACTGTGTGCCGGATGATTTCCCGCAGATCGACGGTAAAGGCCAGGTCGCAGGTCCGGCGGTTGATGATGTCGGCGTCGAACTCCATGGCCTGGTCGGGATTGGCGTCCGGCTGGTTCTCCGCCAGCCATTGCAGGACAACGAAGACCGCGACCAGGGCGTCGCCTGAGAAATCGGTGATGACGACATTCGCCCGGTAGGAGACCCGGAAACTCAGGTCGGACGGGTCCAGGGTGCAGGTCACGGTACCGGTTTCGGCGAAGACCAGAAGGTTGTCCTGCTTGATCTTCAGGCCCGGCGCATCCAACAGGTGTTGCCGCAGGGATACCAGCTTCTTCACGCCGCCGGCCCGCCGATGCCGACCCGGGCGCGGAACCATCCGAAGACGAAACGTTCATCCTTCGGGCGCGCCTCAGCGATTTCGATGTACCGCACCCCCTGAAGACTGTTCAACGCGTCCAGCAGAACCCGCAATCCGTCGTGACCTGGCCGGTGCTTCAGGTATGCCGCAAGCGCCGCCAACGATGCCGGGCCAATGATGTTGTCCAGGATCAGATCCGGATAGACCGTGGCGTTCACATTCAGCGCGTTCAAGGCGCGCTGCAGGAAATGCGCTGCAGTACCGACCCCCATATTCACGCCGGTATCCGCCAGTTCCTCGGCTATCTCAGGCGAAAGCACATGGATACGGTCCAGGCGCAGGGCGTTCCAATACAGCTCCTCATAGACGGCTTGGGCCACTTCCACGGGCATATCGCGCATCGGTCCGTCATAGCCGTAAAGGCGTGCGACCCGTTCCGTGACGCCGTACTTCGTCGCGCCGCCGCTATCCTTCGGATCGTCGACGAACCCGCCTTCCCGTTCGATGATATCGGCGATGATCCGGTCGCGCAGTTTGGTTGCCGCCGCGCTCATGTTCCACCCCCGTCGAGCGCCGATGCGTAATCGGCGATGCGATGATCCAGGTACAGGACTTCCGGGACGAACCGGCGCCATCCGGATGCCGTCAGGCTCGCCTTGGCGATCCGAACCGAACGGTCGATCCAGACCCGCCAGGCCGGCCAACCGTCGCGCAGCGGGCCGTGCGCCGGCAGATAGACCCGCTTCCCGCCATGCCGGTAGCCCATCAAAAGAAGCGGCAGCATCGGAACGATGTCGGCGCCGCGCTCGATACGCCAATGGGCGGGGCTGTCCCGGTCGAAGTCCGCAGCGAACTCCGAATCGCCGACGCGCGGCGCGCCGAACGTATAGGCCGCGGCAAGCTCCATGGCTGGCGAGCGCAGCTCGCCCAAGGCCAGCACCGACAGGGCGCCGCCCAAGGAATGCCCCGCCAGATAGACCGGACGGGACAGGCCGGACAGGCACGCGGCCAGATCCTCATGGACAAGCGCATAGGCCTCGCGAAAACCGCGATGCACCGTACCGGCATAGCGATGCGATCCGACCGTGCGGTCTTCCCGGCGGAATTTCAGATCGGTCAGGATGTCCTCATAGTTCCGTTCGGTGCCGCGGAACACGACGACGGCGGCTTCAGGCCAGACCAGAACGACGGCTTGCGTCGTGCCCATGGTCAGGAAGGTCGACTGCACCCCGCCGGCCGCCGCGCTCAGTCCCAGGATCCATTCCTGATCGTAGACCAGGGCGGACAGGCGGGCGCAGAACAGGGCGCTCTCCCGGTCGAACCGGGAGAGCCCTGCCTTCATCGCGGCGGGTAAGGCCAGGCGATAGGCGGGATAGGTCACTGGGCCGCCCCGCCGGAAACCGCTTCCATGACGGCATCGACGACGGAGGCGACCACCTCCGGGGCCGCATCCGCCAGTTTCTCCGCCACGGCGCTTTCGACCTGCGCGCGGAGCGCCTGGCCTTGGAATGCCTGACTGCCGGAAGCCGAGTAATGGGCGGTCCCGGCGTTAAGGTCGACGTCCAGGGCGACATCCTGTTTTTCTTTGCCATCCCAAATGATGGCCCGAACCAGTTTCCCGTCTTCGAAATCGACGGTCGCCTTGGTAATGCCGGCATAGCCTTGCGGGTTGCCGGGGATGGCGCCGCACCCGGCGACGGCCAGCAGCGACAGGCCGATCGACAACGCCATGACGGCTTTCTTCAGTACGCGCATAATGGTCTCCTTTCGGTTAGGACCAAAGATTGACGGTCGCGCGGACTGGCGACGCGACCTTGGGCGGCATTCGAATTAGGGTTCCCATGGGCAGGTGCGTTCCCAGGTCCGCCAGACCGGGATTAGCGGCCAGTACCGCCTCCACCATCGCGGTATCTCCGTAGTG